TAAGGTCATCGGGATTGAGGGCAAGGGTTATGCTCCTGATAAGTTCCATATATACACCTATGTTAATAATTGGATGTTGGTACATGCTGTCGCATGTTGCTTGACTATATTATATAATAAAACAGGGTTGTTTAACACACCTAGAAAATTAATTCAACTATTTTTACAAATGTGGTTGACAAACTAATCTAATTGTATTAGAATATAGATATAAGGTTAAGGAATTATTTAAACAAAATGATCGGTTCATATTGCAGAGCATATAGAACGGTGAAGAATGTAACCTTGCTTGAGTTGGGAGGTGATGAAAAGATGGTAAAAACTCTATCAGCTTTCGAGCATGGTAGAAGTACCAACATGAATCACTTAGTAATATACATTAAATTGAGTCATACACTCAATGACCACGATAGTTTTATGCGTGGATTAGTCGGAGTTATTATAGATGGGATTGATTGACATTGTTTTTAAAGGCAAGGTTGTATTCAAAGACTATATGCCCGACAAGGATGTTAAAGAAAATCGAAAACGGATTTCGACATTAGTAAGTTTAGCGAATAAGCGTTTAAGACGTTTAGAGAAAGCAGGTTTAACAACTTCACCTGCATATCAAAAATGGGTAGATGATGGAGCAGTTAATTTCAGTGTGAAAGGGAAGAATCACAATGAATTACAAAAAGAATTATCACGGTTGAAAAACTTTGTTGAATCTGAAACCTCCACAGTGAGAGGTGTTAATAACACACTCAAAACAATGGCGAGTAATACAGGGATTGAATACTCAACATTAGAAGAATTAAGAGAGAATGCTTCTGTATTCTTTGAACTTGCAAGCATGGTAGAACAATATTTAAGAAATGTTGAGGACATTGCCAGTGCAATCGGGTATCAAAAGATTTGGGAAAGCATCAACCAATATGTCAAGACTGAACGGATTAGTATGACAGATGCAAAGATGAACATTGAAGAAATGATGGAAGTCGTAACTGAAATGTTAAAAGCATCTAATAACCGATCTTATCAAGATCAAGACAATTGGTGGTTCTTAAAGTGATGAAGAAACATAGTGAGCTAACAAAGGAGTATTTAGACACACTAACAATCAGTGAAATTAAAACCAATAAGAAAGTTACTTATTTAAATATCGAATCAGGTTTTGATATTGAAACAACTAGCACAACTTATCAAGGCGAAAAAGTAGCTTTTATGTATGTGTGGCAATTTGGTTTAGGAGTTAATAACCCTATATTTTACGGTAGAACTTGGGATGAGTTCTTAGAAACATTGGAATTAATGCAGGAGCATTTCAACTTAGGTGAAGATCGTAGATTAGTAATTTATGTTCATAACTTAGGGTATGAGTTCCAATTCATGCGTAAATATTTTAATTGGTTAAATGTCTTTGCTGTAGATGAGCGTAAGCCCATTAAAGCATTGTGTGACTTAGGGATTGAGTTCAGAGATAGTTATATCCTTTCAGGGTATTCACTAGCAAACACAGCGAAAAACCTAACAAAACATAAGGTTAAAAAATTAGTCGGTGATTTAGACTATTCTTTAATCCGACACAGTAGCACACCATTAACTGAACAAGAATTAGGATATTGTGAGAATGATATTCAAATTATCCTAGCTTATATTAATGAGCAGATTGAACAGTATGGAGATATTAACAAAGTACCTTTAACTAACACGGGTCGAGTTCGGAGCTATGTAAAGCACAATTGCTATTACACCAACAAAAACCATGCAAAAAGTAGTAAGGGGAAATATGACCGATACAAAAACATTATGAGGGATTTAACATTGACACCTAGTAGCTATAGCATTTTAAAGCGTTCATTCATGGGAGGATTTACACATAGTAACCCACATAAAACAGGGATGGTTTTAGAGAATGTAGGAAGTATTGATTTAACATCAAGTTATCCTAGTGTAATGCTTGCTGATCAATTTCCAATGTCACGCCCTAAGCTAGTAAATATTAATTCAGTGGATGAGTTAATGGAGTTAGCTAAAACAAAATGTCTAGTATTTGATGTTAAGTTTTTAGGGATTGAAAACACATTAGGTTATGAAAGTTATATCAGTGAAAATAAGTGCAGAGGTTTAAAAGGGGCATCCCTTGCTAATGGACGAGTATTTAGTGCTGATGAATTGACAATGACTATTACTGAAATTGATTTTCAGATCATTAGTAAAGTATATAAATGGAAAGCTGTAGCAATTCAGAATGTTCATGCTTTTGCTAAGGGTTATCTACCTAAACCTATTATAGAATCTATTTTAGAGTTGTACGGTAAAAAGACTACCCTCAAGGGAGTTGAGGGAGAGGAAGTAGAATATTTATTGTCTAAAGGGATGTTAAATAGTGTCTACGGTATGTGCGTTACTGACGTTGTTAAGGATAACAGTGTTTACGGTGATGACTGGGGAATTGAGAGAGTTAATATTGATGAAAAAATCACGGAGTATAACACAAGCAATAATAGATTTCTTTATTACGCTTGGGGCATTTACGTTACTGCTTATGCTCGTCGCAATTTGTGGACAGGTATTTTATCCGTTGGGGATGATTATATCTACAGCGATACAGACAGTATTAAATGTTTAAACTATGATAAACATTCTGCTTATGTTGATTGGTACAATAAAAACGTACAAACTAAACTTGAGTTGATGTGTGATCATTACAAACTGAACAATGATTTATTAAAACCTAAGACTATTGAGGGAGTTGAAAAACCTTTAGGAGTGTGGGAGTTTGAGGGAAATTATGACCGCTTTAAAACTTTAGGAGCAAAACGCTACTTAGTCCAAGAGGGTGATAAATATACTTTAACAGTTGCAGGGTTATCAAAGCGCAATGGAATTGTTTATCTAATTGAGCATTGTAACGGTGACAGTGATTTAATTTTTGATATGTTTAGTGATGAGTTATATATCCCATCCGATAAAACTGGTAAAATGACACACACATATATAGATAATGAAATGGATTTAGTTATTACTGATTATATGGGTGAAACACAGCATGTTAATGTTAAATCAGGTATCCATTTAGAGCCTTGTGATTTCACATTGTCAATCTCACAACAGTTTAATGATTTCCTTGAGAAGTTAGCACAAGGATATATATTTAAGGGTGGTAAATTCGTATGACAGATAAACGTAAATATTACAGTTTGGATGCAATTAAACGCAAGAATGCTACATATAACGTCATCTTCGGTGAGCGTTCAAACGGTAAGACTTATGCCCTATTACAGAATGGGGTAAAAGATTGGGTTAAGAATAAAGCACAAGTTGCCTATGTTCGCAGATGGAAAGAGGATATTACAGGACGTAGGGCATCCCAACTATTTGCAGGACTTGTAGAGAATGGAGAAATCAGCAAACTAACCAATGGGGAGTATGCAGGAGTACATTACTTTGCAGGTAAATGGTATATGTGCAATTATGATAATGAACGTAAAGCGGTGTATTCTGACTTGGATGTTATTGCATTCGCTTTTGCATTATCTGATGCTGAACATGATAAATCAACCTCCTATCCAAACATTAAAACAATTGTGTTTGATGAGTTCCTAACTAATAAACTCTATTTAAATGATGAGTTTGTTTCGTTTATGAACGTGGTGAGTACCATTGTCCGTAGGCGTGAAGATGTTAAAATTTACATGCTAGGGAATACAGTTAATAAATTCGCTCCTTATTTTAAGGAAATGGGTTTAGATCATATTCCTAAGATGGAACAGGGTACTATTGATTTATATAAATATGGTGAAAGTAAATTAACTGTAGCAGTTGAATATTGTGCATCTATTGATAGTGCAACTAAACAGCAACAGAATAAATATTTTGCATTCAGCAACCCTAAACTAGAAATGATTACAGGCGGGGCATGGGAGTTAAGCATTTATCCTCACTTGCCTTATAAGTATAAACCAAAGGACGTATTACTAACGTATTTCATTATATTTAATGAGGAGGTTTACCAATGTGAGGTTATTAACATAGAGGATGTTTACTTTACTTATATCCATGCAAAAACAACCCCGATTAGAAACCCTGATAAGCATTTCATTTATTCATTAGATTATAGTGCAGAAATGAATTATAATAGATCGGTGTTCAAGCCTACCAATAAAACCCAAGAACGAATTAAATGGTTCTTTAATAATGATAAAGTGTTTTATCAGGATAATCATATTGGCGATGCTGTGAACAATTATTTAAAACAATGCAAGAGGATTTAAGAAATGGAAACAGGTATTGCTGTAGAACTTATTAATACCGTTGGATTTCCTATTGCTATGTGCATCGCACTGTTTTGGTTCTGTCATAAGACATTACAAGGACAGCAAGAATTGTTAAACCAATTTAAGGATACAATTCGAGATAACACAGAAGCATTAAGAAAGCTATCTGATAAAATCAAGGGGGAGTGATGAGTTATAACTTCAAAAACAAAACAGGTAACATTAAGCAGTTAAATTTAGCAATGCTGAATAAGAGTGCTTCAATGTTTGAGTATGAGGGTTTACCTGATACTATTCCATATTTTGAGTTAGAGAAGATTCTTCAAATGAATGGTTATGGTTTTATAACTGAACATAATGGAGAGTTGTATTGTTTCAGTGGTAGTTTAGGCGGTGAGCAGGATGCTTACTTAAATTATAAGGACTTTATAGTTGCCAATGCTCCATTGAATTTCTTTAAACAATTATCTATCAAGGATGATGGAGTGTTAATAAAGAATGATGATTATATGCAAGGTTTAATGCCTTTATATGATCGTTACAATACTTTTATTATGGAGAATGATATTAATATTATGCTCTATGGTTATAACACTCGAACTCAAAAGTTAATTTCTGCTAGTGATGACAAAACTAAAACAAGTGCTGAATTATTAGTTAAGCGTTCCATTGATGGTGATATAGCTATCATCGGTGAAAATGGTATGTTTGAGGGTGTTAAATTGCATTCAGTGCAAAGCGGTCAATCAGGTGGTATTACAGCACTCATTGAATTACAGCAGTATTTAAAAGGTACTCTATTCAATGAAATCGGTTTAAGTGCATCATTTAATATGAAGCGTGAAAGACTGGTACAGGGTGAAGTAGATCAGGCAGAGAGTAGTTTATTAACCCTTGTTTATAACATGCTAAAATGTAGAGTTGAAGCTATTGAAAAGATCAATGCTAAATATGGTCTTAATATTAAAATCAAGTTTGGCAGTGTATGGGAAATCAAGAACAAGGAACAGACACAAGATTCCAACCCTATTACAAACCCAGTGGAGCATAGTAATGGAAAACCAAACACAGAAACCCCTGATGCCACAAAAGGAGCAGGAACAGGAGCTAAAGAAAACCCTGATGAAAGTGGGGGTGGAAATCCTAGCGAAAGTGATTCTAAAACTGATAAACAAACGCTAACTTTAGCAGAAGTTGATGAGTTACTATTAGATGAAAGTTTAGATGAAGATGAAAAGAATTATTTAAACGATCTTAAACAATCACTATTACAGGAGAGTAAAGAATAATGCCTGATATTACTCTAAGCGAGTTTTTAGGTGTTCAAGGTATTTGGGGCAGGATTCTTGCCCTAAGCCCCTTTCCCTTTATCGCTCAATTTACACCTGAATTTATGGATAAACATTTAATTCTAAATCATGGTGACAAGATTGTATTCCATAAAATACCTAGTCTTGGTTTAGACTATGTTGCACAGGATGCAGTTCATAATTTTACTCAGAAGTGGACAGATTTAATTTCGATTGAATCTCTACAATTAAATATAGGTGCTGACAATACTCGTAAAGTTAGCGAAACATTAACCCATGCAGAAACCCGAATTAATACACAGGAAAATTTAAATAAGGTATCTGCATTTAACACTGATGAATTAATTACTAATGATGGTAGTAATTCAAGCCATAGTGATGATATTGATTTTAACAAGACACGTGTTTTAACTGATGAGGATTTAAGTTTAGAACAAGCATATTTAAACTTGAGTTTAAAACAGAAAAACATTATAATCAGTACAGTCAATTCTGACTTAGCATCACTATTCACACTCGATATTTATTAAAGGAAATTTAAAATGAAAGTTACTCAATTACACACACTTATTAATGCAGTTACTAAAGAAGTTTTAGGCGAAACAGCAGTAGTTCAAGAAGATTTAACCAACGTAGTTGATATTGGTAAACAAATTATTGACAGTGAAAACGTAGACAACTATGTTAAAAAACTTGTCAATCACATTGGTAAAGTAATCTTTGTTAATCGCTTATATGCTGGTGGTGTTCCATCGGTTGTAATGGATTCTTGGGAATATGGTTCTATTCTTGAAAAGATTAGTGCTGATATGCCAGAAGCAACAGAAAATGATTCTTGGAATTTAACAGATAAACAGAACTATTCTCCTGATGTGTTCTACAAACCGTCTGTAAGTGCTAAGTTCTTCAATAGTAAAGTTACTTTTGAAATCCCAATGTCTTTCACTGAAAAACAAGTAAAAGAATCTTTCTCAAGTGCTGAACAGTTAAACGGTTTTATTTCTATGCTAACTACAAGCATTGAAAACAGCATGACTGTTAAACTAGAAGCATTGATTATGCGTACTCTTAACAACATGATTGGAGAAACTCTTTCTGTAGAACTTGACCCTGAACAAGATGGTACATTGGATGCAACAGCTTCAACAGTGAAAGCAGTAAACTTGCTTAAATTGTATAACGCCACTGTAACAACTCCATTGACAGAAGCGACAGCATTAACTGATCCTGACTTTATCCGTTTTGCTACATACACCATTTCAATGTATTCTGACCGTATGTCAAAAGTGTCTACATTGTTTAACGTGGAAAAAGCAACTCGTTTTACACCTAAAGACTTGCAACATACTGTATTGCTTTCTGACTTTGCTAAAGCATCGGAAGTATTCTTAAAGTCTACTACTGATCATGCTGAAATGGTTGCATTGCCTAAACATGAAACAGTACCATATTGGCAGGGTTCAGGCGTAGCTTATGGGTTCGCTGATGTATCTAAAATTGATGTTAAAACATCAAGCGGTAAAGTAGTTGCTATTGATGGAATTCTAGGTGTTATGTTTGACCGTGATGCAATCGGTGTTTCTAACTTAGATCGTCGTGTTACAACCAACTACAACCCACGTGCAGAGTTTTATACTAACTTCTATAAGTTTGATGCAGGTTACTACAATGACCTAAGCGAAAACTTTGTAGTATTCTTTGTTGGTGCTTAATCTGTGATATAAAAGAGGGGGTGCTAGTCACTCCCTTTTTTGTTATCTAAATAACAGGAGTTTTAAAATGCAGTTATATTTATACAAGACAAAGGATTCTAATAGAGTTCTAAATAAAACCCTAACAAATGAATCACTATTAAACATTAACCTTAAACGTGATACTGATATTATCCGTCCTACTATTCAACTAATGAAAGTTGTGGGGATGGATTTTAAACAGTTTAACTATGTTCATATTCCTGACTTAAACAGATTCTATTTTATTAACCATATTGAGAGTATTAACAACTCAGTGGATAAATTATATTTAGAATGTGATGTGTTAGAAACCTACAAAGCTGATATTTTAGCAAGTGAAATGACATACACAGCAACAGCAGGAGCAGGGGATAATATTATTACAGATACTAATACAGGTGTTAATAACATCACTAAGATTAATTCAAATATTACCTTAGATGATGGTGAATCAATTGTTTTAACAACAGTAGGAGTTTAACGATATGGCGATTAAAAATATTAGACTTGGTGATTATTCAGGTTATGATTCTAATTCACAAACAGTTATACCAATGCAAGATGGTGCAGTTAATTACACCGCAGTTATAAATACAAGTGGATATAATATTGACACACAAAATGTTGATAATATTGACACTCCATTAGTTGTAGGTTCTGATAACAACATCAATCTATTAACTACAAACACTTTAAAATTAACCGCTAACAATGGGTTTAAATTTAATGGATTCTCATTGTGGCAAGGTGGTGCTGAACCTATTACATTGCCCCAAACTGTTATTGAATATGAATTAACAGATGAGGAAATTGAACATTATTCAGGTGTTGTAGGGTTTATTATTACAACAGAAGTAGGTGAACCAACTCCTCAACCATTACCAACCACTGATAAAACTATTCGATTAGGCAATGAGAAAGTTTACAACCAAGAAACTCAAATGGTTGAATTAGTGCAAAATGCTCCAATTGAATATACAGCAGAGATTTATACTAAACAATATAACCCTAGTACCCAATTAGTTGAAGAATACACACACCCTTTAACTGTAGGCGTGGACAATGTTGTAGGTGTGTTATCAGAGATTGTATTGCGTTTACGTTCTAATTCAGGTAAGCGCATCAATCAATTCACATTAGGATATGATGAGAGCAATCCTATTGTAATGCCTAAGAATGACATTGATTACACATTCAATCCTGATCTAGTTGAGATTAGTAAAGCTGAGTTTATTGTAACTACAGAGGATGGTGAAATTATACCTCCTGAACCTGATGGGGTTAATGTAGAAAATAATTACCTTACTACTCCTGAAGAATATACAGCGTTTAAAAACGAATTGTATTCTATTGTAGCAGGTGAAAGTATGAGTGGTGAGGGTTTAAACCCTGCAAAGTATCCTACTAGCACTTATGTAACTTCAACTAAATTATATCCTTTTAAAATCCCTGCTTTAGAGTTGGGTGAATCAGTTAAGATCATTGCTAAAGAATCTGTTATGACCTCAAAAGGCACAGCAATTAAAGGTAATGTTATTACTTTAGATATTGGGGATATTGCAATTGATCGAGTGCATAATAATGCTTTAGATTATTTAAATGTCACTGGTGAACTATTCCTACCGTTCTATAGTGGAAGTGTAGATTTAGATATTAACCTGATGATGGGTAAAACTATCAATGTCAAATATGAGATTATTGTGAACTCAGGTGATACTACAATCAACATTAGTGATAAGACAACAGGAACGGTGTTAAACGTGCTTAAAACTACTGTAGGAGGTGACTTTCCTCTATTCAATGCAGTAGAACAGGATGAGCTTGTATTCACCCCACAACAGGCGTTAAACAGTGTTAGAACAGCGTATGTAATCCTATCTATACCTGATTATTCTCAGGGATTACCTAAATCTGTTAAGACTGGTGTTTTAACTGGTGTAACTGGTGATGTATCTGCTACTGATGTGAAATTGGAATCAAATGCTTATGCAGATGAAAAGCTGATGATTGAGAATATTCTTTCACAAGGCATCACTATTAAATAAAATATTGGCACATTCTCAGGAGTGTGCTATATTCTAACCTCATTAGAAAGGAGTTATTTAAATGACTAACAAATTGATCGAAACTGCAACAGACTTTTTAAATGCTAACCTCCCTACCAAGTATCGTATTATTGACTATTACAATGCTAATTGTGTTGAGTTGGTTAAGAAAGAACGAAAATATAAGGTTCAGTATTCAGACAATTGGTGTGCTACTTTCACAAGTGTTATTGCTCACAAGTGTGGATTAACTAAAGAACAGTTCCCTTATGAATGCGGTGTTATGGAACAGGTTAAACTTGCTAAAGCAAATGATACCTTTACCACTGACGTTAAACAGGTTAAGGCAGGGGATTTAATTATATATGATTGGAATACAGATAAATGGAGTGATCATGTAGGTTTTGTCATTAATACCAATGGCGACAATATCCACATTATTGAGGGTAATATTAAAAATACTGTAGGCTATCGTACTATCCCTAAATCTAGTAAATCTATTCAAGGGTTTATTAAAGTGGGTACACCTCAACAAGTTAATGAATCCATTGGAGAGGGTGCATTAGATCGCATTGCTAACCTTGCTCGTTTAACTTGGGCAGGTGAGTTCGGTACTGGTGAACAACGCAAAGTATTGTTAGGCGTAGACTATGAAGCAGTGCAGAAGCATATCAATGTATTCTATGTGTAATATGTTTTAACTAAGACTAGGAGCTATATGCTCCTTTTCTTTTATCTGTAGTATTAAAATTAAGGTAATAAAAAACCCCCACTATTAAAGTGAGGGTTCTAAATTTATGTGTTATACAACTTCAACATAATAGACTGATTGATCTTTCTTAGTCTTTCGCATGTTAATTTTAATCAGTGGTTGTTCCTGATCAAATACTGCTTTAACTTCATGCAGTGCATCTTTAGCAGAGTTAGAATCTGTGAACAATCCTTGAATCGTTCCATCTTCCAATTGCACCACTGCTTTACATCCGTTGTCTGTATTGATGATGTCAATTAAACGAAATGCTGTGCCTTCTTCTTTAAAAGCAAAGATATGTTGAGCGTTTGCAAGTGCGTTAAATTTGTCTTTAGCAGATACAGTAATAATAGACATGGTGTTTTCCTATTGAGTTTTTAACTAAGGTTGAGATTTAATTTTAGTGGTTTAGTGCTAATTAAGCAAGTGTTACAGTGCGTTTTTCTTGCTTCAATTCAGATTCAACATTGAATTTAGTAAGAGTTTGCATTGCTGTATTTGCTTGCGCTTTAGTTGGATAAACAGATTCAACAGCGTTAGCAGTTACCACGTAAACAGTGATTTTCTTTTCCATTTTGGAATCCTCAAGTTTTAATGATTATATAAAGTAATCGTCTTACCTTATGCTTAGAATTATAGTATAATACTTATATCAGGTCAAGCACTCATTATGAAATAATGTGTACCAACATCCAATTATTAACATAGGTGTATATATGGAACTTATCAGGAGCATAACCCTTGCCCTCAATCCCGATGACCTTAAAACTCTACTCATTAATATCACTGTAATTAATACTATGTATTTAATGCAATTACTATG